ACATTTAATAGAGACTCCTACAAGTAACTCAGGCTTTCTTATGTGGCATCCTACTAAAAGTGAGAGCTGGTGTGAAAGTATAGCTGAGAACTTCTGCTTAGGAATGGTAGAAGAAGATGGGAGCATACCAAATGGTTGATACTCAAAAATTAGTAGAGGCTATGGAAGAAAGTATAGTATTACTAACTTATACTTGCTTAGTAACAAATGTAGAAAAACAAAGAGAAGTTACAGTAGCAAAACAATTTACAAATAATTTTGAGCTACCTCACAGAATAATAGATAATAAAGTTATGTGTTATGATGTCGAGTTTAGAAAGTGGCACGACATAGATATAGATACAATAATTAAATGGAAAAGAGTTGAGTAAGGGAGTATACAATCAAACTTATTTTGACAACCACCCCTCTGAAAAAGAAAGAGAGGGTGTCTTGTATGGCGTTATATTAGTAAACCAAACCACATTTGAAAGAGAATGTATCAAGGTGGGTATGGCTAGTGGTAAGGATTGGCGTCATGTAATAAAACGAAGTCGTGGTTTTAAAGGCTATGATTTAAGAATACAAAGAACATACCACGATACTTTATACAATGTGTGGAAGTGGGAACAGAAGCTACACGAACTGTATAAAAACGACAGTTATAAACCAAAGGTTAAGTTCGGGGGACACACAGAATGCTTTGAAATTTCATCGCTTATTCTTCGGGACTTTCCCAAAAATAGTTCTTGACATATGGTTATAATTCTTATATAATATATATACATTTTAGGAGAATAGAGATTGAGACAGATAGTACCGCCAACACAATGCCCTGCTTGCAGCTCGGTATTAGTTTGGATTAACGACCAACTATTTTGTCAAAGTTCTACCTGCAGTGCTACATCTTCCAAGAAGATTGAGCATTTTGCAAAGACTCTCCGAATTAAAGGACTAGGCCCAGCTACTATACAGAAGTTAGGTCTGTCCGACTATCACGACATCTACTCATTCACCCAAGAGCAGATGTCTTCGTTACTGGATTCAGACAAGTTAGGTGCGAAGTTACAAGCAGAAATTAATAACTCAAAGACTTGTGACCTAACAGTTCTACTTCCAGCTTTTTCGATACCGCTGATTGGTTCAAGTGCTTCCCAAAAATTAGCAAAACAAATCTCACATTTAAGTGAGATAACCCCAGAGATATGTAGCGAAGCAGGTCTGGGCCCTAAAGCGGCGTCGAGTTTGTGTGAATGGTTAGTTGACAATTTCAACTCACAACGATATTATGAGTTACCGTTTTCTTTTAAATTTAAGAAGCCTAAGCAGGTCAGTATTATTTCAAAGGGAACAGTTTGTATATCAGGAAAGCTAAGTAGTTATCCTACCAAAGCAGCCGCTCAAAAAGTATTAGAAGAAAACGGCTATGTAGTTAAAACTAGCATTACCAAAGATGTAACCATCTTAATCAATGAGAGTGGAATACAAAGTGCAAAAACCAAACAGGCAGACGAAAAGGGTATAACAATAATCGAAAACATTAAATCATTTATAGAGGAAATATAAAATGGCATTACCAAAATGGACAGACGAAAGAACTCAATCTTTAACAGATTTCGTAGGAAGTGAGTCACCAATATCTCAGGCAACTGTTGCTCAAGCAGCTGAGAACTTAGAAACATCAACAAGAAGTGTTTCAAGCAAATTGAGAAAAATGGGTTTTGATGTAGAACTAGCTTCAGCATCAGCTTCTAAATCATTCTCAGATGAGCAAGAAGCAACTCTATCAGCATTTGTATCAGACAACTCAGGTGTCTACACATACGCTGAGATTGCTAGTAACTTTGAAGGCGGACACTTTAGTGCAAAGTCTATTCAAGGAAAAATCTTATCAATGGAATTAACATCTCATGTTAAACCAGCTCCTAAAGTAGAGACTGTAAGAACTTACACTCCTGCTGAAGAAGAAACTTTTGTGACTATGGTCAACGGCGGAAGCTTCGTAGAAGAAATCGCTGATGAACTAGGCAAATCAGTTAACTCTATCAGAGGAAAAGCTCTTTCTTTACTAAGAAGTGGCGACATCGGTGCTATACCAAAACAGAAAGAAACTAAAGGCTCATCAAAAGCTGACGTTCTTGCTGATATGGATATCACAGATATGACTGTAGAGTCTATCGCTGATGAGATTGGCAAAACTGTTAGAGGAGTTAAAACTATGTTGACTAGAAGAGGTCTACAATGTGCTAACTACAACGGCGCTGCTAAAAAAGACATAGGTTAATCCCTTAGTTCTTATTCCGTGAGGGGCTTTCCAGTCCCTCACATTTTTTATTATCTATTACTTTGGGAGAAAGTAAGTGAATATTGCATCTGCACTATTAAAACAAATCATAGTTCAAAATGACATGAACACATGGTCTAACTTGAAGGAGAATTATCTCCCTAGTGAGTATCAACCTGTGTTTGGCGCATTGGAAAAGCATATTGACAATTACTCCGCTCTCCCAGATTTTGAATCTCTAAAGTACGAGATTCGAGACCGTTCCATACAAGAAAAAATATTCGCAATCGAAGCTGTAGAGGTCGAAGTAGACGCGTGGCTGCTACTTGACTATCTCAAAAATGAGTATGCACAAATCGAAATATTAGACGAATTAGATAAGTATGTAGATAGTACTGTCGCACTAGCGTCAGCAGAAGAAAACATAGAACAGCTACAAGAAATAGTTTTAAAAGTAAGTGATAAAGTAGATGTAAAACCACCCGAAGAAAGTATGGAATCTATCTCTCTATTTGACTCCCAAGAAGAACTTGGCAGATATGTGCAGTTAGGATTCAATAATGACTTCGACTCCCGAATACAGTTCTCTCCTAAAGACCTTGTTATGGTCGGTGGTAAGAGAGGTGCAGGTAAGTCTGTAACTTGTTGTAACATAGCAAGTACAGTTTATAACAAAGGTAAGTCTGCTTTATACTTTACTATAGAAATGGATAGTAGGTCAATACTACAAAGAATATGTTCCATTTCTACACAAGTTCCTTTCAATAATTTAAGGAACAGACAACTAAGTCCTGACCAGTGGAAAACTGTAGCAGGCTGGTGGGCGAATCGTTTTGAGGGTGGTCATGAACTACTACCTAACTTTTATAGTACAGGCGACTTCGATACCTTCCACAAAGATTTAACCAAGCTAGACCTAGACAAAGGTCAACAGATTGATGTTATATACGACCCTAACCTAACTCTAGGCAAAATACAAAGTGAACTAGATAAGAAAGTAAACCAGCTAGACATAGGTGTAGTAGTCGTGGATTATATTAACCAAGTCAAAAGACACAATGCACCTAGCCGTTCAGGTCAATATGAATGGACAGAACAAATAGAAGTAAGTAAGAAACTGAAGACTTATGCCCAAGAGTATAATACTATGTTCTTTGCCCCGTACCAAACTGATGCGACAGGCGAAGCTAGATTTGCAAAGGGTATACTAGATGCTGCAGATGCAGCCTTCAACTTAGAGACATGGGAGAAAGGTTCAGAAGTAGTAACCTTCTTCAATACTAAAATGCGTAACAATGAAATGCTAGACTTTACTAGTGTTGTTAATTGGAACACACTTACAATCGGACCTCAGTCTGGTATGAATCCTAAAGAAAGAGAAGCTATGGAAAGTTCAATGAAAACAGGCGAGGACATGTACGACGACTAATGATATTATATACAGAAGCACAACTACAACACGCGTACATAGAATTCGTCCGAGATTTTTATAAACAATCATGGGTACTAGTACCTACAATAGAAGAGTTCAGACTTATATACGAAGAAGAAATGAGGTGTAAGCATGAAGAAAATCTATGAAACATTTTGGGTACACTTCTGTGAAGTGGAACAAAGGGTTGTTTATATTATGATAGGCAGTAAATGTAGGTCGTGCGGAGAAGAAGCAGATGGGTAAAATTAGACAATGGCTAGTAATAATACTAGATAAATGGTTAGAGAAATCTTTCCAACACACAGCAGATAAAATGTCGAGGAGAAACAAATGACAGTAGAAGAACTATTAATAGAAAGAAAGATAGAGTTCAAGCAATCTCCTGCAGACTACATTGTAAAATGTTTAAACCCTGAGCATGACGACTCAAACCCTAGTATGAGAATTGATAGAATCACAGGAATATATAATTGTTTTGCCTGTGGTTTTAAAGGTAATCTGTTCAATCATTTTCATGCCCCTCAAAATGCATTAGATATGCGTAGAGAAAACTTTAAAAGAAAAACACAACAAAAGAGGTCATCTTCTATAGGATTACAATATCCTAAAGGTGCAATGCCATACTCAGGTAACTGGCGTGAGATTAGTCCCGAGACTTATAAAAAGTTCGAGTGCTTTATACATCATGACAAACCGTTTACAGGCAGAGTCTCTTTTCCAATTAAGGACTTGACAGGAAAAATTGTAGCGTTTAACTGCAGGGCTCAATCCCCTACAGATATTCCAAAATACATAGTCCACCCTCCCAAGGCAGTATTGCCCTTATTTCCTGCTCAAGTCCACCCTATTAAAGGTAGAGTAATATTAGTAGAAGGTATCTTTGATGTACTAAATCTACATGATAAAGGACTCCCCAATACTGTATGTTGTTTCGGTACAAGAAACATATCAGTAGAAAAACTATCACTACTAAAGATGATGGGAGTAGAGGGTGTCGACATTTTATTCGACCCAGACACAGCAGGACAAGAAGCAGTTACAGAAGTAGAGAATATGTGTCTTGCCGCAGAATTAACATTCAAAAACATCAAGCTACCAGTAGCGTTGGGAGACGCAGGAGCTTTACCACTAAATCAAGTAATAAAACTAAAGGAACAATTATATGGAAGCTAAAAAATCCCTACTAGGAACGAAGAGATATCCCAGAAAGATAAAATGGGAAGCTGTTAAAAAGAAAGACGAGGAGGGTTGGACTTCGGTCGAGGTAAGTGTATGGCTTAAAGAAATCTACGATATGGATGTACCTGAAAGCACGATAAACCAGTGGAAGCATGAATATAAAATGCTTCAAAATGGTATTCTAGGGTCTTCCTCTGCAGAAAAAAGGACTACTATAAGAAAAAAATGGGACGCCCTTGAGGATAATGAACTAAAAAATGGAGTTGCACTAGGGTTAAGTAATGAACAAATAGCAGAATGTATGAACGAAGACCAAGAATTAAATAATAGAATTTATACTCTAGGAAGTATTATACAACGCAAACACAGGCTAGGTTTAAGCAAAGAAATCAAGCATAACAAAGGATCGGAACAAAGAGCCAAAGACTTATTGAGAAAAG